GTCATAAGGCAATCTAAGCTCATCTGTCTTAGCGGTTACAAAGGCCTTGAGCTGATCTATGTCTGACTTCTTAAAGGTGCTCTCAATCTCTCCTAGCTCGACAATCCAATGAGATACAGCTCGCTTTACCGAGTCTTTATCACTTGGATTCAGCGTAGCTCCTTCTAATAGCCAGCCACGATCATAATCGCATAGGCGTTTGAACCATAAGGTCTTACCAAGTCCTTGTGCGCCCTGGAGGACTAATATACCTTCTAATTCAACGCCGTTATCTTCATAAGCTGCGGCCAAGCATGAGATGAGCCACTTCTTCATAAGCATTTCTTTGAGCTGTCTGCTGTCGTGAGTCACCAGGCTATCCAAGAATGGTTGCAGCCTAGAGACTCCGTCCCAAGGTACGCTTTCGATCCATTCCTTAACAGGATTGTACTCCCGTGCCAAGATCTTGAGATAGTCTCTGACTTTAGCGTGTGGTATGCCCATATTAATACATCTGTCTTCGACTTCTATAAGACTCGCCTCCTCTTTCATATCAGCGATAAATTTTGTATTTGGGATCTCGATTTCCATGCGCTTTTTAATGACGTTATAGCGCACCTCAATACTATGTGTTTTCAACACCCCAGATACATTATCTTTTGTATTTAAAAAGCGTCCCGCTGCGCTGCGAGCAAACTCATAGTCAACTGGCAGGTCCAACTTATTCATCGCCGGAATCAGCTCGCCGTCCAGCGCTTCTGTAGTCAGATCATTCTTGTGGTCGTTATAATCGCCCTTGGTCTGTGGCATTAAGACTTCTGCCTGGCCTTTATTTTTTAAGATGTACTGACAGGCCTTGGAGGCTTCCTTTTCTCCGGTTTTACTATCATCGTTGTCTGCAATAAAGATATGCTTGCGATCAGCAAGGTAGCCGAAAATTGTCTCTGCGACCGGCGTGAGATTGTAAGCGTCAAAAGCAACTACAACTGGCTGACTGTAATCATTATAATAAGATGCAGCTGTTGCATATCCCTCTGCATAATTGATAACTGTTGCGGTTTTTAGGATCTCTCTTCCGAGGATAAAAAAGCTACCGCTTTTTTTAGAACCAGTAAGAAAACGTTTGTTACCCTCATCGTCTATATATTGGATCCCAACTACTGTCAGCTGTTTGTCGAAGAGTGGGATCATTAATTGTCCTGTCTCGTTGACTTTAAGACCGTATGACAGCACTTGTTTCTTTTCTAGGTATGGATGCTTCTCGCACTCTTTTGCTTCGTCCCAGAGGGTTTGTGCTTTCTTAGCTGCTTTACTGTATTTCTCTTGTTGTTTGACCTCAGCCTGCTTTTGTAATTCCTTGATCTCTTCACGTTGCTCTTTAGTCACCTTCATACGTTTTTGATTTTCTGGTTTCCAGATAGCAGTGGGTTGGTCAGCTGAGATTCGATAGTCACCCAATCGGCCAAAGGGTACCGATTGATCTAGCCACAGCTGATACCACCCCACCAACTTTCTTTGGCCGCCAACGTTGATGTATGCCCGACCTATTGAGCCGTTAGCGACCAATCCCACCTTGGGATCGGGTTCTAAGCCATTCTCCTGGAGAAAGCTTTGAAACTGGTATGAATAATCTGTTGTGAATGGTTTGTCAAAATTTTTGGTAGGTCGGGTAATTTTTAGGGACATCAATCTCTCTCTTTTTACTGTTTGCTTTATTTATAAAAGTGTATAGAATAGTACATAAATTTATTTTAATATGCAAATACTTTAAGGGAGACAATATGAGTTTGACATTAAAAGAAGGTGGCGAATACGAAAAATTACCCAAGGGACAATACGAGGGAGTATGTTACAAGGTAGTAGACATGGGGACCACCGAACAAGAATATGAGGGCGTTAAATCTAAGAAAAAGAGAGTATTAATTACTTTTGAGATCCAAGGCCAGAAGATGAGTGACGATAGACCTTTTGCAATATCAAGGACCTATACAGCATCTTTATTTGAGTCAGCTGCACTTAGAAAAGATCTAGTGTCCTGGCGTGGTAGAAACTTTACAGAAGAAGAGCTGCAAGGTTTTGACATTGATAAGCTGTTAGGTAAAACCGCAAACATAGAAGTTGGCGAAACCAAAAACGGCAATCCAAAAATCATTGGTTTATTTAAACCAGACGGTGGGGTGCAAAGCGTACCTACTATCAACGAGACACAAAAGTTTGATCTTGATATTTATTGTAAAGAATGGACTGGCGAAACCTGTGACGAAAGCAAAGCTATGTGCGATGTTTTTGCAGACTTCCCACCCTGGTTACAAGAAGACATAGAAGACAGCTTCGAATACAAGGCCGCCGTCAAAAAAGGCGAGGATGCAGGCATAGTCAGAGAGAAGGGCCCAGAAGCTCAAGAGCTCTCAGAAAAAGTTGACGAGATGATTGCACAGAATAAAAATCCTCTAACGGACGAAGACATACCTTTTTAGTTTCACACCGCAGGCGGCTGTTTCTCCGAGTTCTCACACATTCAAGATAAGTCGCCTGCACCTTAACAGGAAGTAATATGGAAAAATCAGATCCAGTAAATCACCCGGACCACTACAACCAAGGAAGCATTGCAGCAATAGAAGCAATCAAAGCATCTATGACTGCCGAAGCTTTCAACGGTTATATAAAAGGCAACATACAAAAATACATCTGGCGCTATGAATTAAAGAAGGGCCTACAGGATCTTCTTAAAGCACAATGGTATCTCAATAGACTTATACAAGAGCTAGAAGAAGAAGACATGCAGATCTATAAACAAGTAGAACAAGAGTTATCCAATGAAGTTTGAACCAGGGATCTATGAAGACATACCTTATGAAGAGTATGCAGAGATCCCAGCTTTTAGATCTCACGATCTAACCAGTGCAATCAAATGTGTCTATACCTGGAAGAACCAAAAGCCAATGACACAATCGCCAGCTCTTCTTGAGGGCCGAGTGCAACATACTGTATTTTTAGAGCACCACAAGTTTGATGATGAGTTTATTATCCAGCCAAATGTAGACAGAAGAACTAAGGCCGGTAAAGCCGACTATGAAGATTTTTTAACGACCGTTGGCAATCGCACACCGATCAGCCAAGATCTTTATGACGTATGTATGGAGCGCAGAGAGATTTTAAAAAATCACATACCACAAGAAGATCACAAAGTAGAATGTGTCATACTGTTTCACTGGCACGGCCAACCTTTTAAATGCAGACTGGATTGGTACAACAACAAAGATGTCTGGGATCTTAAAACAGCGCGTGACGCTTCACCTCGAGGCTTTAAACAAGCGATTAACAACTTCAACTATCACATGCAAGCAGCTCTTTATGTTGATGCCTGTAACGCAGCAGGATTGCCAGCCGGGACCTTTAACTTTTTAGCACAAGAAAAAGTACACCCTTATGCTTATGCGGTTTACAGCATGTCAGCTGAATCTTTAGAATATGGAAGATCCAGGAACGAACAAGCCTTAGATCTATTGTTGAAGTGTAAAGAAAATAATGAATATAAACCCTATAACCTGGAAGGTGTCCAGACTATAGAGTTACATGATTTGTATTAAACGTGATCTGCCAATGCGCATGGTCCATAGTCTTCATTGAACCATTCTAAACAACCCTTGCTGTAGGCCTCCACAAACCAAACGGTTCTGGCATGCCACTTGTGATCGAAAACACCAAGACCTTTTAAGGCACCAAAGGCGCTATAAAATCTATCAATCTTAACTCTGGTTGTCGGCTCACCGTGCTCATAGAAATCGTGAGCAATTTGTAAGTCTGCTTGTGCCTGGATAAATTCTTTTACCAGGCCGTTGTGTTTTTTCTTGAAAGGTATGACATCATTTGTCTTACCCAATCCACCAGCAGCACAATCACCACTTTTAGCAATTAAACAAAACTTCATTACGCCACCTCCTTTATTACAATTTTAGCTTTTTTGTCACCGATTATTTTTTTAGCTCTGTTAATTGCTTTTCTGTCAGTACCACAATTCATGTTGTGAATTTGAATATAGTTGCTATGTTGAGGCAAGTCCTCAAAGTTAAACCAGCCATTGCCATGTGTTCTAATTACATATTCCATTACGCCACCCCCTCTTCATTGTGTTTTTTAGCCAAAGCATCTGCTCTGCCCATCAAAAATAATTCGTAAACCTTTTCTCTGTCCAGGCTGTCGCCACCACCCCAAAGATTTGGAAAAAGTTTGTTATACATTTTTGTGTATTTTATTGCTTCTTTTTTAGTCATGTCAGTATCGTCATAACATACTAAAACGTAAGTAATGAATGTTTCAAAATCTCT